CAATTAGGTTGTCAGCGGTGAATGCACCAGTAACACCAGTTCCACCAGTAACGCCGGTTGATGCTGCAACAGCAACACCGGTTGGCTGAGTAGTACCAGTACCGTTGGTTAGGGCAGCGTTAACTGAAGCACCAAGGCCAACACCAATCTGGTCTGATAGGAAACCAAGAAGGTCAACACCGGTGTCTTCTAGAAGCTCGCGAGCAACAGTAATAATACCGCCGTACTTCCAAGACTGAAGGGTCTTGAAAGCGTTGAAGGTAGGGTCAGACTCAGATAGTACAGAACCTGCTGCGGTCTGAGTTCCAGCCGAGTAAGTTGCCTGTGAAGGAATCTGAAGCGGCTCACCCGATGCGGTACGGAGCATGGTCGAGGTTGACAGCATAGGGCCAACATACTTAGCAACAGTAATAACCTGGTCATAGAACGAGGTAGGAACTGGCGCGCCGGTAGTTGACGGTACTAGACCTGCACGCTTTTCGTGACCAAACTCGAATGAACGAGCCTCGCCGCGAGCCATTGCACGAATCTGGTCAGCGTCGCTTGAGCGACCCTCTGGAACGATGAAACCGTTTGATGCAGCAGCAGCACGTTCTTCGCGCTCAGCCATCTTGGTTGCCTCGGTAATGAATGCTGCACGCTTGTCTAGGTCTGCCGAAATTTCAGCGAACTTTGCCGACTCCTCGCCAGTAAGCTCGCGCTTCTCTGACTCTGCAACATCCAGCATTGCCTTGGCTTCGTGCCAAGCCTTCTGGCGCAGTTCAACCTGAGCCTTTAGGAATTCAGACATAATTGTCTTCTTTCTTCTGAATGAAATAAATAGGGAATAAACCTGTCGCGTTGACGCAGAACAGACCTGCCACGCGCTAACGCATAAGCATTACTTAAAGTCTATACGACATCATGCATAGGGTAAAAAGAACCCCCGCCGGGAAAAGGGTAAGACCGGCGGGGGAAAGAAACGCTATGGGAAGTTAGCGGGTTTCTTTTGCATCAACGGTGCGAACTTCTTTGGTCGCACTTGTTGAAGATTCCAAATCCTTTAGCAACTGTGCAACAATCCCAGAATCAGGGTTGCCCGCGAAGTCGCCAACGATTTTGACTGCGTTAAGAATTTCTTCTTTGGTTGCCATTAGATAGCCTTTGCTTGAAGGGTGAGTTTAGCCTTTAGTAGATCCAAAGACTGTTCGACTTTTTCCGTCTTAGTTAGTTTAGCAACTACGCCAGTTAGCGCTTCTGCCTCGGCCGGGGTCAGGTCTTCGCCGTTCTCCAACTTGGTTAGACCATCGGTTAGAAGGTCTGCGTCGAGTGAACGAACTTCTGCGCGTACATTAGCGGTGCTTGCCTGGTAGGCCGGGAAAGCAACGATGCTAACTTCGTGTAAGCGAACGCTGTTTAGGGTGCGAGTCTGACCATCGCCAGACCAAGCATCGCCACCTGCTGGAACGCTAAAACCAAAACTCATGTTAGCGACATCGCCACGCTTGATAAGAGTTGCAGCATCGCGGCCAAGTTGCGTATCTGGCAAAGTAGCAATCGCCTTTAGACCGTGAGAGTCTTCGACCAACTGCAAAGTGCCAGCACGGGTAGAACCAAGCACCTGCCCGGTGTCGTGATTCCACAAAAGTTTTACATCGTTACGCGCAGCGAGCGAACGCTTGAAAGCGCCCGGTGCAACATACTCGGTGAACTTACCACCGATAGGTTCTGAAGGGCTATTAAATACGCTGGCATAACCTTCGAAAGTCATACCGTCTGCACTAGTCGCGCGAAGTTCTACGTCGACATGGTTCACGCGGGTTTCAATCTTCGAACCGCGTTCTTCAGACAAAGGTACTTCTTGAACAGGCTCGAGCTTGCGAACAATCATCTCGGCAGCCTTAGCCCACTTGGTAGCGGTTGAGTTCATCTGCACCATAGGCGTACCATCGGCGTTTACGTTTACGTTAGGTGTTGCGTTAGCCGGGGTGGTATCAATCTCGGCTGGCTTTTCATTGCCTTCGCCAGTCTGACCTTCTGCCACAGCGTGAACATCGACTTGGTAGTTCTTCGCAAAAGAATCGCCAACGATAGCGCGCAACTGCCATTGGTTTTTAGCATGAGCATCCTGGCGCTCGGCTAGGAAATTAACGATACCCTGCTCATCAAGTTCATCGGCAACCTGCAAAGCGTGAACCACAGATTCCAAAACATCCTCGTTAGCCATGTACAAAGAACGGCACATCTCTAGTGGATCGCTTGAATCGGTCGGCTCGATTTCATCGACAGACTCGAGGTAATCGCTCAGCTTGATAGGGGCATCGAAATTGAGTTTGCGAATGTTCTCCGCAATCGGGTCAATAGCATCATTTGCATCGGTGTAAATCTCACCAAAAAATTCGTGGTACTGCGCGAAGTTAACACCGCGTACGTTCCAATGGAAACCGTGAGCAAGGAACTTGAAATTAACGGTATCGCCAAGCAAGTCCTTTAGGCGTAGTGCCAAGTCTTCTTTGGTGCATGGCAAGACCGCCACGCCATTAAGGGTAGTGCTGTCGTCTACGGCTGGATACTGGTCTGCTGGATTCATTTCACGCTTTACAGGTAGTCGGGTCGGGTCAATGACGGGAATGCCCAGCGACGCATAAGCCGCGCGCGCACCGCCATCGTTATCAATCGCAAGAGTCACATCGTAATTCTTGAGTAGTTCTTGTGCAGTATTCTTTTTGAATTCAATCGACTTTGCAGAACTACCGAGGTTGTTCATGTAAAGATGATCGTAATCCATTCCTAGTTTAGCCAATTGCGCGACAGTCTGCGCGCGGTCTGCTTCTAGGCGGCCAGTAACTAGCATGATGCCAACGTTTTGTTGCGCAACGAAATCTGCGGTATCGGCAAGCAACATACCATTGTGAATCAGGGTATCGTCGATATCGCAGATAAGTACCTGGTTGTTACCGTCGCCACCGTCGCGACCTTCGCCAGAAGTACCTGCAAAGAATTGCCCCATCGGGCGTAGACCTTCAGCCATAGAAACAGCAATCATTTGGTCTGTTGCATCTTGCTTAGTTTCGTGACACGCAACAGTTACAGGCTCGTTATCTTCGAGCTTGATAACAGCCCAGCCTTTGCAATCGGCTTGCTTATCTGAAATATAGTACGGCATTAGTCCTGCGTAATTTTCATCCAAGAAACAGGGTGATTATTTGTCGTCGAAATAACCCAAAGAGTATCGCCAGGATTCAACTCAAGTTCCATATTGTCCTGAGCCTGTAATTGCAAACCAGTCGAACTAGAAACGCTAGAATCGCCACCAACATAAAGCGCGGTAGTCGCAGAATTATTGTGAATGTGTAACTGCCACCCTTGAGCAGAAGAACCATCAATCTGCAAAGCAGTTTGCGAAACGCTTATTTGACCAGTTGTAATCGGCATTAGTTGCCTTCGTAAACCGTTGCTGGCGCGGCCGGGTCAATGTTCTGAACCTGCTGCAACTTAGCCGATGGAACGCCTGAGTGCGGGATAACAGGCAAGTCGAAAGCCTTCAAAGTTTCCTGCGGATCGAAACCAGCAAGAATCATATCGTTAGCCATCTTCACCTTGATTTCAGTTGAAGACAATTCGGCCGCATTCAAGTTCACATTCGCTAGTGGTACACGGTAAGTATCGCCGCCGTCAACAGGTGGCAAATCTTCTAGACGGTGAATATCGTTGATAGACAACCAGCCACCTTGAACGCCTACTGAGTAACCCTGCATACGGGTCGCGAAATCGGCTTCAACCAAACCGTCGAGATTCCACTTAATGAATACGCCCTGTGGTAGAAGACTAGAGAAACCCTGTTCTAGTTTCTCCACAAACGGGCGAAGCGAGTGCGTTACAAAATCCTGCGATTGCTGTTCAGCCGATGAATAAGATGAAGTGCCTGGAACGCCCAAGAGAACTGGCGGGATTTGGAAAGCACGAGCGACTTCTAGAACTGCGAACTCGCGACTCTGCACCATCTGTGCCTCGTCTGGCGTTGAACCCGTCTTAGTGTACTTAGCGCCGCCTGTAAGGATTCCGGTGCGGTGAGCCTTGCGGTATCCCGTGTGACGTGCATCGAAACCTTCGACCAATGCGCGCGCTTGTTCCTTGGCAAGAGTTCCCGGATATTCAATAACACCCGAGGTCTGAATGCCGCCACCAAAGAAGCGAGCAGCAAACGCTTGCAAGGCGATAGACAAACCAAAAGATTCTTTTAGCGCTTCAACGCGACCCTTGCCAGTTAGCGCCCCTGGTAGAAGAACATCGGTGATGTGAAGAACTTCGTTAGCCGTTAGGCTTTTGCCTTCTTCGCCCTGGTAGTGGAATACCTTGCGGCCAGTTGTGGTAGAACGAGTAACGTTTACAAGTGTTGGATCAAGGGCAACAAGATTGACAATCTCAAGGGTTTCAGGGTCGCGGAAAATGCGAGTGTATGAGTTACCCCAAACAAGAAGGCTAATAAGAGTTTGCTGCCAGAACGCTTGACCTGATACGAGGTCGATATCTGGCTTCTGTACCCAGGCTGGTTTCGGGCGGTAGTATTCGCGAGTACCATTCTTGCGAACGAACGTATCGCACGGCAGCGTTGAGATAGTTCCCGAGATAAGGTTCACGGCAGCATAAAAAGCAGTAATGCCAAAAGAAGAATTAGGGGTTACATTCGCGCCTGAGTCAGACTGCCAAGCGAGAGAATCGCCAGCACCCCAAATAGACTGAAACGAAATCGCGCGTTCTTCAGCGCCTTCAAAAGAGTTACTAAGACGACCAAGCATTACTTACGCTCCAAAGCTAGACCAAACAAAACCAAGCCCACGCCAGCAACAATAACGCCAGCGGGGATAAACCAAAGGCCAACACCGAGCGCCACAACCGCAACCCCGGCGGCTTGTAGAATCGTAGCTTTCAACATACCTACCTAAAAAGAAAAGAACTCAGGTACAACCTGCGTTTCTAGTCTACCGCTAGTTGCACGGTCTAGGGCAAGGATGGCTGCAACGGCACAGTCAATGCGGCGACTACTTGCACGATTTTCTTTTACGATACGAACGCCAAGGGCATCCGACTTGGTGACAGCGTTAGATAAGTGGCGGGTGAGCATCGGGTTACCGTCGTGATGCATCCGGCCATCGGTCACATAGTCGAAGAACTTTGCACACGAAGTAACCATTCGCTTAGCGCTAGTAGACGGATATTCGACAATAGGGATACCAACATCGGCTAGGGCTTCCATGCTGCGTTGCCAACGGTACGGGTCACAGGCTACTTCGCGAACCTTATGCGTCGCGCAGAAATCAATGATGGTCTGTTCCACTTCTTGGATAGGTACACGCCAAGTGTCATCGTGGAACTGGTCATTTTTTTCCCACGCCTTGACCATGAACACATACGGTTTCTCGTCATCTTTGGGAATGGTGCAACCAACGATTGCAGTTGCGTCGCCTGAGAATGAGCCGTCGAAGCCAAGCATAATCTCGTCGTCGTCTGTCAACTCGCGGGGTTCTGCATGAGTTTCCCAAGTGCCATTCGGCAACCAACTAATCTGCGAGCTTACCCATTGGTTTAAACGCTTCGTGCGAAACTCGGCTTCAGGGGTGCGGCGAATAGACGAAACAAAGTCGGCTTCAGAAACGATATCGTCGAAGCCTGGGTTCGCTTCAATCCACGCATCGCGCGAACGGTGATCTGCATCGGGGTTCGCTTCCCACCAAGCCATAAAGAAAGCCGGGTCAATGATTTCACCGCGAGCAACCTTTTGCCCATACTGGTACAGGCTGTAACAGATAGAGTCTTGCCCGGTCATATCGGACTTTACGCCAGCGGTTGTAATCGCTACAAGTTGCCCAATTTTGCCACGGTTTCCCATAGCCAAAGAAAACACGTCAAAGAGTTCACGGTTCTTATGCGCGTGTAACTCATCCATAATGACGCGGCTAGGGTTTAGACCTTCTTTGGAATATGCTTCGGCAGATACAACACGGAACACGCTAGACGTTGCCGGAACATAAATCGAATCTTTATACAGCGTGACCATCGAAGACAGTTCGCTATTCTCAACCATTCGCTTCGCTTCACCAAACACGATGCGCGCCTGTTCTTTTTCAGCAGCAACCGCAATCACTTCGCCACCGCCAATGCCCTCAGCAATCAGGCTATAAAGACCGATAGCGGCAGACGATAACGCCGACTTGCCATTCTTGCGCGGCATACCAATAAGGGCAGTCTGAGCCATAAGGCCGCCCTGTTCATCTCGCGCGTACAAGTGCTTTAACAGTTCGTGTTGCCACGGTCGCAACTCCAACGCCTGACCGGCGCGCCCAGCAATACCATCTTTACCAATAGATCCAAAGGCTTCCGCGAACTCCGCAGCAAACTCACCATCGCCACGAGCCAAGGCATCCGGGGCAACAGGTGTTAGCCAACGCGGTGGCCAACTCTTACTTGTCACGGTTTGCCTTGCGATCCAGCAATTCTTCAAGCTTGCTTCTGGCCTTCACTTCGGCAACTCCCAATTTCATTCTGTCCGTAGGCGTGAACCCCATCAAACCTAGATTACGCATAATGCTTTTCTCAAGTTCGCGCAACGCAGTACGCTCGTGCCAAGCTTCCATATTCTGCAAAACATAAGCGCGCAAACTGTCACGTTCGTCTAACATCTCACAGGTCATAAGCAACGCATCAACATCGGTACGCGCACTTAGCCAAATCTGCCCCATACGCCAAACACGATCCCACAACTCCAGACCCGACGACTGCAACGGCCTAGACGGTTCGGGTATCTCAGTAACCGCTGGAATGGTGAGCAAATCTTTACCAGGCTTATACGCTCGCGAACCAATCGCGCGCTTCACTTCCGCTGGCTTGCCAGGATTAGGCATTTATACCCTCAATCAATTTATCTGACTTTCGCAAATTACAAATCCAATGTGCGAGCTTTACATTATCCAAAGTATCGTGACCACCTCGGCTACGAGGCATAACGTGGTCAACAGTAGCCCCCAAAGGTTGATTACGCGGAATCGTCAAATCAATGACCTCATCGCATAAATAACAAACCGCCCCATCGCGGCGCACCAGTTGCTCAACCGTAACGCGACCCTTCATCTGCATACCGCGACGCTTCGTATTCTTCAAACGATTCACAGCTTGCTGTGCTTTGCCCCGGCAAGTATCGCAACGAATAATTTTCCCGAATGCTGTCTGCTTACTAACGAACGTGCCGCACTCTTGGCAGTCACTTTCCCATTGCTCAAGATCGCGATTCCAAGCACGAGGCCATTGCCTCTTAGTAAGAGCCAAATCTTTTCGACAGTCAATTGAGCAAAATCGGTGATGAGGTAAATTGCCCATAAATGAAGTGCCACAAATAATGCAAGCGCGAACCGTGAAGCCAACCTTTGGCTTTAGGGAATAATGATAAGAATCGCTGCACCGTTTCGAACAATATTTGCGCGGATTACCGGACAAGCGCGACGGAGCTGGCAAAGCAACACCGCACCAAACACAAGAACGCATACCTCAAGTCTAGCGCGGACAAGCGTAAAAAACTACACCGGCACTTTTTTGTTCGATGCTTACATAGGCACAAATAAG